CCTTGTCCTGCGGCACCTGCTAGTTGATTATTACTAATTACACTCATGAATAAGCAAGGGTTGCGACTGCATGGATAGAAGTAGAACTGCGAACGACATAATCAATACGATCAACAGCGGATGCAGTTGTAGTCAAAGTCGGTGCAGTACCACCAGCAAAGTCCCAGTAAGAACCCCAGGAAGCTGTACGGCTACCAGTGCCATCTTGGACAAGGAAGATAGAACCAGATTGACCAGCAGTAAGGTTGGTAGGGTTAGCGATGGTACGGTTGCCACCGAGCGTCAAAGTGTAGTTATTAGATGCAGCAAAATCAGGCGTTACCGTAGCGCCATCGGTCAACGTAGTAATAGTGCCACGCTGCGCAGCACTGAAGGTTTGTGTAACATCAGTCTTTGCAGTGTCAGCATCAAACGCTTGAATGGTTGTCCCAATGTCTGAATCCTGTGCGTAACCAGTTAGGTCAGCTTGTGTAGAAACAAGGCTTGACCCTTCCTTGACATATAGTTTGTCTTGATCAGTTGCGTAACAAATCTCACCCTCTTGAATATCAGACAGCGAGCCATTAAGATTAGAATATGTACCTCGTGCAACGCGCAGAGGAGTTCTGTTAGTAGGTGTAGGCATTAGTCGAAAGATCCTCCGTCGTAAGTAGTAGAAGTAGAAACAAGTGAAGTACCGCTAGCAAAATTGCCGCCATCAGCAACAAGAGTCCCGCCACTAGAACTCGATACAGTACCTGGCATCCAATGACTCATTGATTGATTCCAAACCAAAGCTTGACCATTAGTCGGAACATGTCCAGATGAGGAAGTATCAACGTCAGTTAAATCACTAATAGAATCTGGAATGGTTGGTTTATTACTCAGGTCGTTGTAGTTACCAGAAAATCCGCCACCACCACCACCTGTAGTTGCGTCGAGATTAATTTCAGTGTTACCAGACTGGTTAACAGTAAATGTACCTTTAGTAGTGCCGCCCTGTTTGAGGGTAATAGTGCCGTCACCAACTGTAGGAATCGTTGGTTGGTTAGTTAGATCGTTGTAATTACCACTAAACGCAGCAGGTACAGCTTCCCAAGCTGCATCCTTACGACCGTATAGGACACCGTCGTTAGGAACATCAGTAACCCCAGGAGTACCAGTATCTCCTTTGTCACCTTTAGGACCAGACTTAGAGACTGCCACCCACTGAGCACTTTGCTCATCTACATAGTAGACATACATAATGGCTCGATAGGAATCAAACCAAAGGTCTCCACTTTCAAGTGATCTAGCATTATTACTACCAACAGCAGGATATTGAGTCGGAGGATTGTCACCAACTATTACTTTACCTGGAGGACCGAAGTCACCCTGTACACCGGAAGGACCTGAGGCAGTAAAACTAACCCAAGCTCCTACACTTGCATCCCAGAAATAATGACGAAGATCATCCGTATCATTCCAGATTTTACCGTCTTGTTCGTATGTAACTGCAGCGGGTTGGTCGTCTTGAACGTAAGCATCATGCCTAGCTGCTATTGCAGCTGCATCGAATATATGAGAACTATCTAGAAGAGCTTCAGCTTGACCAGCTTTTTGCTGAGTTTCAGTAATAGTTGAATCAATCTTACTCCAGTATTTGAGATCTGAAGTATTACTATATCGTTCTGTATAGCATCGTACTTCTTCAACAGCAGATTTAATAACAAAGAAATTATTATTTAAATCTTCTGCTTTGATTGAATGGCCTGGAAAAAATTCTGCAGGAAGTGATACTAAGTCAGTACAACGATAGATAATAAATTCTTGATTGAATGCTGGTGGATCATTAAATCGAATTAAAGTATCGTGCTGAAAAGTCCAATCTGCATTAGGGATTTTTACCCAACTTGCTAGACTTACATCAAAGAAAGCAACTGCGACATCATCTCTTGTGTAGTATTCAAATGTAATTAAGTATTCTTTTTGTACACCATTACCGGTGTATGTGTCTCTTGCGGTATCGCAATTGTGACATAGAGCCATGATTATCTAGTTGGAATTAACAGTTCTGTTGTCCTATTATTCATACGATCCTGCTCTTGCTCAAATCGACGTTGATTTAGCGCACCACCTGACTCTTCATTAATCCTGTAGATAGCTGCTTCTTTAGCAAGGTTAAGTTCCTTATCAAGCATGATATGGATACTGCCAAAGTCTTGTAGACGCGGAGGTTGTTCGTTATTATCACGAGCTTTCTTAAATGCTTCTCTAAACTTTCTACCATCCACTGACTGCATAATCTTTTGAACGGCTTTTTTGAATGTACCGTCCTGACCAATGTACTTATAAACCTGTGCTTGTTCTGCAATAGTAAGTTTCAGACCTTGACCATCAGTCATCATTGACGGGCGGTGGTCGTACTCAATATCCATCATGAACTGTTTCTCATCGCTAATCTTTCCGTTGACCTTCCATGGACTGTAGGTGTTATAGACACGAGCAATAAAGTTACCAGGCTCATTAATTAAGTCACCATCAAACCAGTCATACTGCTCAGGCAACATGCCTTTAGCAGGTGTTCTGTTAGCCATCATTGCAAAGAGATTCTCCTCAACAACACGAAGCTCAGGACTAATTAGACGGGTAAGTTCAGCCATCTGACTGGATCCACGGAACACAGTAGAAGGTAAGAATGATGATGCCCAACGGTTAATAGCAGCAGGGTTGCCAGACGCAATGTCATAGAGAGGTTCAATGCCAGCAAGCATTGACTTATCAGTAATGGATGCACTGAGAACAAAACCCACAGCATTGAGACTGGTAGCAAGGTTTCTATCATCGAGAGAATCAAAGTTATCCATGATGTCAGCAGTCAATGCCAGCCAATCAGTAAAAGGACCAAGGTTGTCGTAGCTCACCCAGTTACCACCAGGAGCTTTAATTGACCTAGGCTTCCAATCCATGTCACGACGTACACGTTGCTTTTGTCTGTCGTAGTGACCGTTACCAGTAATGCGATCGTTCATGAATAGACCAACAGCACTCATAGTTGCAAGTGCACCAATAGCCTTTCGACCTTTTAGCTCAGCTCTAATCGCGTTGTAGTTAGCTTCAGCAAATTCATCCATAGGAATACCTCTAGATGACAGCAGCTTTTCTACCTTTTGAATAGGCATCTGCTCAAACGGAAGGCTGAATGCATTAAGCTGATTGGCAAACACACCTACAGGGTTGTGTGTACCGAACAACTGGATCATATTGACAGGTGTCTTATTAAACAAAAGGAACGGACGAAGACCAGGTACACGATTCAAGACCGTAGAAATAGTGTCGGTAAGCTTGTTATCCAGGTTCATAGCGATCTCACCAGAAGCCTGCTTAACAGCCTTGTCTGTAACGATCTCTCGACCCATAGAATCCTTGCCCCAAATCTCTTTGTAAGACTTCTCGTAAGCAGCTTGAATATCGTCTGGTTTTACAGAACCAATATTTACAGCATCAAATGCTCTTCCTCTAGCCTCAGCAACGCCAATAACAGCCTGAGTAAAGCCATCAGTAGCCTGCATCAGGCGTGTACCAAATCGCAGCCAAGGATGGTCAGCAAGAGCTTGAATCTCTTCAATCTGAGCCATCAATGCTTGAGGTCCATATTCACCTTGCTTAGCCTTAGCATCTGCATAGGAGTTCAGAATCTCGATCTGTTGCTCGTTCTTGCGGATCAGCATGTCACGACCAGCAACACCCGCATACGTAGGGTCTTTCGCTGAGCGAGTCATGGTCTCACCGAAGTACTTCATACCCTTCTGCATAGCCTCTGTAAAGGCTGAATACTGATAGAGACCTCTACGTAAGGTGTAGCCATCACGGTGCGTCAGAGCACCAGCAAACGTAGCTACAGGACGTTCAATAAGTAAGGCACCTGCAGAAGCAACAGCCTTGATAGGTGTAGCAAAAGCAGACAGTGTGCTGTTATAAACATTAGACCAGAAACCCTGCATGATTACAGAAGGGATCTCAGGCTGCATGTCAACTAATGCTTTGTTTATCACTCCAGTTGATTGTCGGAAGTAGTTATTAAGAGCATCAATAGTCTTTACTGAACCATCACTAGCCTCGTATGCGAGCATCAGAGGTTCAAGCATCTCAGGGTTCTTTTCCTTAATTTCACGAAGTGTGGCAACAGCAGCTTTAGCTTCTGCCTGTAGTTGCTTCAGGGTGTCAGCACCTTGCTTACGCAGCTGTGCAGCAGTAGGCTTCTCTCCACCACGCTTAAATACATTCATCAAGTTAAGCAGCAGACCACGTTGCTTACCTGTCTCTCCATTAGCCACCATCAGTAGCTCAATACGATCCAGGATCTGCTCCTGTGAACGCAAGACACCAGCAGTACCTTCTGAATAACGCATACCTTGCGCCATGTCAGAGACCTGACCAGCAATAGATGTACGAACAAGAGAGTCAGCAACACCATCAGTAGCAAGACCGAACTGTTGCATGGATTCTTTAAGCATCAACTTGACAGCAGTCATACCCTCAGATGACATCATCGGAGCACCTGTGTCAGGGTTAATACCGACCTTCATTCTGTCTAACTCACGAGTAAGCTCTTTGTTAGACATGTAGCCAAGTGATTCAGCTAGGTCTTCACCAGCATCTCGGATAGTTTTAGAGTTAATATACTTACCACTTTTGAGTTTGTAACCGTATTCATCAGCTTCAAGTAAAGTTTCCCGCAGACCCTTCATCACATTGGTGTATTCCTCTACACCCTCCAGTGAATACTTGAGTGCAGGTTCAGTCATTACACTACCTAAACGACCATATGAGGTATCTAGATTGTTTTGAACGCGAACAAGGTCAACAGAAGCACCAACAATACCCATGTCATCAGCTGACCTAATACCCATCTCTTCATAGCCATACAAGTCATGTATACCAAAGATAGGTTCATCTAGGTTCTGTGCCTTAGAGAAGTTATAACCTCCAAGGTTGTCTAAATCTTCTGTACGCTTAGTAACACCCTTATCAATTACATCTTCTGTTGCATCAGGTGCGTTATTTTTCAGCCAAGACTTGGCTTTTTCTGACTCGGGAATCCATCGTGTAGCAGCCTTAGAACCCGCAAGTTTTGCAGCTAACTTGACAGCTCCACCAACAATGTCAGTGAAGATACCAAGACCAGTGCTTTCATAAATGTTCTTAGCACGCTTCTGATCAGGACTATCAGTGTCAAGTGTGGCAAGGTCACTAGGCACCCAGCCATAAGTCCTAGGGAAAGACTTCTTTAATGTGCCAAGTATGTTGTCATCACGTTCATTGACCTCAGCTACAAAATCAACACCAGCACCAATACCGGCACTAGCTCCTGTAGAACCCAACCACTTGATAAAAGGGTCAGACAAAGCTGCAATCTTGGAGCCTTTACCAGCAGCTTGCAAAGCACCAACACCTGTCAGTGTAAGACCAACAGTAGGAACAACGACACTAGAGATATCTCTAATAGCTGTAGCAGTTTCGTTTTGATATGTAGGTAGCTTAGGTATCTCGACACCAGGGATCTTGTTGATAAGCTCTATGCCCCAATCAATAGTACCTGTAGCAACTGCCTCACCAGGCATTACAGGACCTTTACCAGCAAGGATATCCTCTACTGGCATAGGTTCATTTTTAGTCTGTTCTGCCTTAGCAGGTTCAGGCTTTACGTCAGGTTTAGAATTTGGAGCAACATCGTACTCAGGCTTTTCCTCTACCTCTGTCCTTAGTGTTTCTGCATCTGCTGCTCTTTGTTCATTAGCAGCCTGCATTTCTAATAGTTCATCCTGATCAATCCCGTCCGGCGTACCGTTAAAGATTTCATTAATAGGATCGCTCATAATATCGAAGGTCTAAATGTTGTAGGGTCTTGGAGAGCTTGCTTTCCATAACCGTAACTACCAGCATTACGAATAACCTTTCCATAGTATTCTTGGTTCTCCCTACTACCAGGGATAGGACCGCCATACTTTTTAATGTTACCCATACCACCGTTGTAAGCAAAAATAGCAAGGCGCATATCGCCTTTAAAATAATCAATAAGGTATCTTAGGTACTTAGCACCACCATCAATAGCAGAAGCAGGATCATATACATTTACTCCAAACTCTGCAGCTGTAGGATCCATAAACTGAGTCAAGCCTTTTGCACCTGAACGACTAACAGCGTTCGGGTTCCAACCAGATTCAGTTTGAATAAGTCCAGCCAGAATAGCTGGATCAATATTGTGCTTTTTAGCTGATGCTTCCACCATAGGACCGAAACCCTTAGGCACGATATCTGGTGTGAAAGCTGATACTCCCATCAGACCCCTATTAGATCTTTCAGGTGTTTTATATTTATTAAGTAGTCTTTGCTGTGTAGGAGTTAGTTTATTAGCTACCTCAATAGCAGGACTAGGAGGTAATGCATCCATTTTGTTAGCTTTTAATTGTCTGTTTAAAACCGTGAGTGGATCTACACCTAACTTGTCTGCGATATAATCAATCTGTGGGTCAGTAGTCCAGTTCTCAGAACCAAAACCTTTGACCATATTCTTTAGTGACTCTTGTGAGAAAAGAGCGTTTGGCATATCGAGAACAGCACCACCATATGACTGAAGGTTGGTATCAATAAACCTGATTCGATAGTCCATCTCTTCCTGAGATGTCTGCACACCACCTCTGTCAAATGCAAACTCATGTGCATAGGCATTTGCAGTTGATTCAATAGACTCAAACTCAGATTCAATTTGCCTGTAAGCATCACCTACAGGATCATTACTACCACCCTGTGCATAAGAAGTTACAAGGCTGTTAAATCTTTGCTGCTGTCTAGCAACCATGAGTCCAACAGAAGGATGTTTCTTACTATCTCTAGTGACACCAGCTTTATACTCAACCATATCTTTAATGGCATCAAGTTGGACCTTAAGTTGACCAGTCTCATGTAGTTTGTCAGTAGTCTGAGCAACACTCAGATATTTCTTCTGCAGTTGTGGGTCATACCTCTTGAGCCGATCAGTAGTTAACAGGTTATAAGCTATAAGATTTTCAATTTGATCTTCTTGTACTTCACGCTGTTTAGCATCAACAGTAGAGTTTTTAAGTGCAGCTAGTTCTCTACTCTCCATACCATAGTTGTCTCGAAGAGTATTGATAGCATCATCAATCTGATCATCAGTAAACCCATCTTTATCAGATGAGTCAATAAAAGAATTGACTAACTCTTGTTCAGCTTTTTCAAATTCTTGTCGACGATCTGTCTCTTCGTTATTCCAGTCTTGCCGTCTCTGTGCAGCAGCTTGTCTACGGATCTTGCCGAACCTAGTCCCGTATAGTTCACCATAGGTACGACCTTTAGGGTCACCAGGGATAGGCTGACCTTCCATAGCAACAAGATCACCTTCAGAGTATTTACCAGCAGCAATACCATCAGTCAGCTCTTTCTCATACAATGCCCATGCACCTGAATAACCTAGAGGTTGACCGTTCTTATCAACAGTATTACGTGTAGCATCTAGAAATGAAGGAATATCTTTAGTAGCTAGAAGTGTTGTAGATGCCTCAGCTTGGCGTTGAAAGGAATCATCAATAGCAAATCCCAACTGCCTTTTACGCTTCAATGCAGCGTCATGCTTACGAAGTGATGGATAGACACTTTTGGCTAAAAACTGAGGCTTTAGATCAGATAGTCCAGCCTTCTGAAAAAACTCCTTTCTTACTTCTGATAATGCTGCAGCATACTCACCTGAGGTTTTGAAGGTCTTATCTCCAAGTCTTTGCTCAACAAAGTTTGGGTAATCAGTAGCAGCCGCCATAGCAAAACCACGGCGTACATTTACTTTTTTTAAAGCAGTGTTATTACCAATATTCGCAGCAGCTTCATAGTTAGCACCGCTATTCTTCAGTACATCAGCCTCGACATCACTAGCAATAGCATCTTGCTCGTTAACTGTATCCATGCCTTCATTAAAGCTGGACATGTCAAGACCATTTTCCTCATAAAGTTGGTAACCTTTTTCTACATCAATAGCTGCCTGTTCTTCGTTCTTCTCTTTTTGTCTATCGACCAGTAAGTCTACAAGCTTTCCGCTAAACTTACTGAGTGCAATAATATCTTGCCCTGCAAGCTTAGCGTTTTCTACCTTCTGTCTGTTGTTCTCACGAATTGCGGCGAGAAACTCTGCATCAGCTGAGCGTTGCCTTGCTTGTTCCCTATCGATAGCAGGAATCAAGTCAACCTGATGCACAGTTTGATACTGCACACCATTACCGTATATCTGAAATTGATCTTGTTCCATTATGCATCGTTAAGTTGGTTGTATGTCTGATAGCCACCGATAGCAGCACCACCAAGATCCGCAACCAAGCCAAGTGGTGACGGCCCAGGTGTCATGACAGGAGGTGGAGCAGCAATACCTAGTTGAGGTTGTATAGCCACGTTTTGATACGCCTTATTGTTATCTCCCTGCAGTGACCTGTTGATAGATCCAACACGGTCCTGATAAGCCATGCCTGCACCAAATAGAGACTCAGCAGCAATGGCTTGATTACGACCAAACTGACTAACAATCTGATTGTCTAGTCGCTGTGCTGATCTACCAGTCATGCCAGCTGCAGCGGCTCTATCAGATCCTTGTACTAATTGCGCGAGGTTAGCTTGATTCCTAAATGACGCTTGCTTATAAATATTATTTAGCTTTTGCTGTTCACTTGCGTAGGCACGGTTAGCAGCTAAAGCATTTTCACTTAGGTTACGTTTGTACTGAGAGACACTACGGTTATAACGGAACTTTTCACGATCCCAGTTACGTTCCCGTATCTTCATTTTATATTTGTAGTTGCTACTTGCAGCTTCATTCTGGGCATTAGCCTGAGCTTGTGCGGACTGGTGAGAACCTACGGCTCCTACAGCTGATACTCCGAACGAAGCAATACCTAGACCCAGTGCAGGTGTCATTGGAGTGCACATTTATCGAATCGTATAAAGGGTAAGTTGTTGGGACCATGCCTCACTTCCTCGTGCAGCGTGAACCCTAGAAAGTTGAGTAGTTTGATGTGGACGGTATTTCTCTTGTCAACGATGTTCCACAGGTAAGGCTCAGGACGTCTGTCAATAAAGCGTTTAGCCTCTCTTGCAAAATGATGCGGAAAGTCTTCTATGGCTGTTGTACATAACATCCATATCTGACCATTTTTATGAATACCAGCCAGACCGGCAATCCTGCCGTCAGGCACGTTGAATGATACGCAGAAGCCTTCTGTAGAGGCGAGAGGGATGTGGATGGTAGGTATGATCCCATGTCCCTCTTCGCACTCTCTACGGTCATCCTCGCGTAACTGAGAGGCAACCTGATAGGCAGCCTCCAATGTACATGGGTGAATAAATTTAGACACGTTTGTAATAGCGTTGATTATAATCTCCTTCCCATCTCATAGAACGCAGAACTAATGGATGTGGAAACTCAGACTCAAGAGACATGTTCAGGTTTGTATTCCTTGTATAAACAGGAACTGTCCTTTCTATTTCCGTTACCAGAGGATCTTCATCAGCTGTATATTCATCCATATATTTAGATTCATATAGGACCTTGTAGTCATCCATACCATCTCTAGATATAAGGAATTCATAACTACCAATGTCGGCAAAGTTAAAGTTACATCTATGCACCACAAGAGATGCTGTGGTGTCAGACCTAAACTGATTTTGCTCTGCTTTTAATACATTGATAATAGGAAAGTCAAGTTTAAATTTATATGATTTCTGCGTACTTGCTGTATTAACAGGGTCGTCCTGCCAGTAGTCATAGAACGGACCTGCTGTAGGCAGAGCGTCTAATTGCAGTTTGATGAACTTACTAAATCCATCATCATCCTCTACAACACAATAGTAGTCACCATCAATGACGAAGTGCTGAGCTAATGATCCAGGCAACTGCCATCTAAACCAACAAGTCTGAATGCTATTCTGGTTCCCTTCTGAAAAGTAACGGTATCCATAAACAATATCAGAGTCAAACTTACCTACAAATACAACATTAGCTTCTTTAGAATCAGCAATTAGATTAAGACCATTAGGAATCGTTCTGCTAATAATCTTACTTCTCTCGAGAACATCAACCGGACCCTGATCAAACACATTCGTTAACTCATAGAACGTACTATGAGTTGTAGATAAACCCATGAAACCAATGTTAGTTCCAAGAGCAAATGGTCTAGTCTCGGTATCAAATTCATACCTACTGATTTCAGAGATCTTTGCAGTACTAGGACTTAGAATGTCATTAGATGTATCTAGTCTAAATTGCTGGTACTTACTAAACAGAACCATACCACTGTTAATAACAATGGCATCTTGCAAAACTGAGCTAAAGTTAGTAGAGACACTAAGGTCAATAGGATCACTAGCTGCTACACCAAGAGCTGAAGCAGGGAACATATTAAATAGATCGCCAGCTCTTGACATGACAACATTCTCTTCGCTCAGGAATACAAGCCTGTTCCTATAGAAGTGAACATTAGATATTGGTTTATTGACAAAACTAGGATTAAAGTCATCAGTTCCACAAGTCCTATCGCTGTAGTCAACAGAAGATGCGACAAAACATGGCACACCATTATTGGTAGCAAATATAATGACATGAGGCATATTCGCTGAGTTCAGAATAGTCTCAGTACCAGGCTCTGCTACCTCTTCCCAATAACCTGTTGCAGCTACGATATTACTGGAACTTACTTCTCCATAGTTAGAAACAAACCGAACAAAGTAGTCATCATCATCAGAGAACGCATTAGCAACTTTAACAACAAGACCATCCTTACATTCGATAGGAAGTCTGGATACATTATTTACGACAACATAAGGATTATCTTGCTCCTCGTCTGTATTACTAAGGATATTCATTAAATCCTTTTCACTTGTGCTTATAGTGAATGGTTCGTCATGGTGGATATACAGACCATTACCTACAATGTCTATTTTTGCGCCAAGCAAGGGAGTAGCAGTAAGCTGTGTTTTTAAATCATTCAGTACATCGTTAATCGTAACTACGGTGCTACCACTGCTAGGTGTTTGTACACCAGTAATTGCATACTGATTAGGAGAGTAGACAGTTTTAACTTCAGTAACTTCAATGATGTAATAAATATCATCACCAGTTGGTCTTGGTTTACCTTTATCACCAGACTGTGACACAAGAACCTGATCACCTACCCTCCAACCAGTACCACCAGAAATTAGGTCAAGGTTAGTACGATAGGTGCATTTTAAATTATTACCTTTGCCTTGTACCTGGACACCCGTAGTGTTGATGTCTATACGCATACCCTGTTGACCACGCCGACCACCTCTAAATTCATAGGTATCATCAAATTCAATAATTTGATGGTAAGTACCAGGACAAGAGGGATCTTTATTTACAGACTCACGGGTGTTGACTACATCAATTAAGTTGACTTTAGTAGCAACAGTATATTCGGCATTAGGTGCAGTATTATTTAGTAGGTCAAGACCAAGAAGATATTCCCTATTATAAGCAAGTTGTGTAATTTCAATAAATGCTTCAAATGGTCTTTTGTTATCAGACGTAGATGTAGTTACAACATTCTCAGGGTTAGTAACAACAGTAAAGTTATTAACAGTAACAGCCTTCAGACCATTGTTATCCTCATGTGAAAAATAATTATAGCGTTCACAAGTTAATAGTTGACTAAAATCTATATTGCCTTCATTAATCTGCTTGGCTGTAAGAGGTTCTTGACTATAAAATACATCTACATTATTACCATCCATATCATAAGCGTGGAAACTACCAGCCTGATTGATATAGAACAAATAATTTTCTTGAGTTTTAGTGGTTGTGTTCTGCCTAATAAATGGGAACCAAGTACCATTCTGTGGTTGTGGAATATTCCCATTACACTCATCGTACAGAGAACTAAGTAGTTTAAAGCCAGGTCGTTTATACAGACCATTGACAAGATCAGGGTAAGCATTCAGACAATCCCTTAGCTGACCTGGTTTCTTTAGTTCGTCTGGTTGGTCAGAGATACCACCAGTTGCATAGTTAGGAATAATCTGTGAAATGCTGCTCATCGTGCAAGTGCTCTATAAGGTTGATAGCTTCTATACATTGATCCATCTGGTGAACCAAAGATAGTGTGGTCACCTTGATTACATTCGTACTCCAAACATGCAGCACGAGCCTGTGCCTCTTGTGTACCTAAAAGCTGTACCAACTGAGGGTTGGTAACCAGCTGTGTAGCAGCACGACCGCTAGCACGTAGAGTGATATAACGCTTGAATACCGAAGGCAGCTCTTCATAATCCCACTTCCAAGTAATATCAAAGCAGATCTTTACTTGTGAGTCGAATGTATAAGTGTGGTTATATTTGTCATATACCTTGCCTCCTCTCAATACAAAATCAGTAGTCCGATAAGTAGCGTTATCGTACATATCAATACGGAGAACATTCTCCGGTACATAGATCTGTCCATTTGCATCCGGTGTGAGTGGATAGTTAAGTTCACGATTAAATACCCATCCTTCATTCTGTACATCAGTGTTAACCTCCATTAGGAGCTGATGGATAAAAGCGATCTCAGGGTTTATATATGTCAACTCACCATCAGTGTTGTTATAGATACGACTGATAGGTGCTTGCCCGATGCTCCCAAGTATTGAGTTGACGCTGGAGAGTTCGGTCTCAGTTTGAATGGTTGTATTCATTAATTATCATTCTCAATAAGGGTTAAAAAAAAGGAGCCTCCGAAGAGACTCCCTTGTTAATTAGGAGCGATCTCGCGCAGGAGAATCGCATTCGACACCAGGATAAGCAAAACGCAAAGACGCAGTCTCGCTATAGACAGCAGATGCTGATACAGCAGAGCCATAACCTTTAGCGGTTTTAGCAACAGAGGTACGGATAGCTGTGTTGCCACCACTGATACCTGATGTGGAACCGGAAACACCATTGTTACCGGATGTAGATGCAGGATTAGCCATGTTTATCTCCTATTAGCTAGCTACAAGCTCGATGGCTGCAGCAGGGTTAAGGACACCGGCACCCATGGCCAAGCGCCCAACCACCACGTCACCTTGGTACATTGTCTTCACGTCCGAACCTGTGGTCTGGACTTGAGGACCGATACCTTCGACAACAGCAGCAGCATCACGCATGTAGATGAGGCCAGCGTGGTTGGAGAAGTCACCGGAGTAATCGTTGTTCTCACCATCGACACGAGAAACAGTACCAGCCATGAAAGGCAGGTTGTTAGAACGACGGATAGAGATACCAGCGATCTCATAGAGACCTTCACCAGAGTTCAAGGAACCTTGAGAAGCGCCAAAATCCCGGTTGAGGATGTTGGTGTCGACCTGCGAAATCAACGCATAGTACTGACGAGGAGACAGCACAGCGAAACGTCCAGCAGAAGGTACGTTCTTCTCATCAAGGATTGCAGCAGCTTCAAAGAAGCCATCGACCAAAGCCTGAGCATTCAGTTGATTGCCAGAGCCAAGGTTGATCTGTGAACCACCGGGTTCGCCAGTGATAGGACTAGCGTCACGAGCGGACTTAGCGATCATGCGGAAGATCTTTTTGTCATAGGACTCAGCAAGAGCATGACCGATCTTTGCAGAGATCTCAGACCTCAGGCTGTAATGAGCAAGTGTCTCATCAAGCTCATACAAAAATGCAGAAGCCACGAGGAGGTCATCCATGATGATCGTCTTCTCAGCCACCGGAGGATCACCGGATCCGAGGATCGGAGTTCCAGGTGTGTGGTAGCCAGCTTCCATACGTCCCGTGTAGATGAACTGCAGGGACTTGCCGTTACGCAGGGTACGAGACTGGACAGTACCTTTGGCGATACATGCAGACTCGTAAGCTTTGATCATCTCACCTGAAAAAAGCTTCAGATAAGTTGCGTACTTGGCATCATAGTTAGCTCCACCTTGGGTAAGGTTAAGAGTTGATGGGTTCTGATTAATAGAACCAATTGGAGTAATAACTGAATTAGCCATTATTATAGTTAAAGTAAAAAGTTATCGTTTCTCTTGCTAGCAAAATTTTTTGATTGAAAATGTTAAGGTCTTTTCATTACCGTGCACGGTAGAGTTATCGCCTTAGCGGCTCTACCAATAGCGAGGCAGGGACTTGCACCCTGCTGTTGGCTATTATCCAATCGCTGGAGCCTTGTATGTAGCAAGGTCCAATGGAAAGTTGTGTGCGTTTCTTTCGTGCATCACCTCCATGCCAAGACCGGCACGGTTAAGAATATCTGCCCAGGTGTTCACCACATGACCTTCACTCGAATTAATGGATTGATTGAAGTTGAATCCATTGAGGTTAAAAGCCATGGTACTGACGCCGAGGGAGGTAAACCAGATACCAATAACTGGGAATGCTGCGAGGAAAAAATGCAGTGACCTAGAATTGTTAAAGCTAGCATATTGAAAAATTAGTCGTCCAAAGTATCCGTGAGCCGCAACGATATTGTAGGTCTCTTCCTCTTGACCAAACTTGTATCCATTGTTGTGGGATTCTTGCTCGGTAGTTTCCCTAATAAGCGAGGATGTGACGAGACTTCCGTGCATAGCTGAGAAGAGAGCGCCACCAAATACACCAGCGACACCAAGCATATGGAATGGGTGCATGAGGATATTGTGTTCGGCTTGGAAAACGAGCATATAGTTAAATGTTCCACTGATACCTAGAGGCATAGCATCACTAAAAGATCCTTGTCCAAATGGGTACACAAGGAAGACTGCAGAAGCTGCAGCAACTGGAGCTGAGTAAGCAACAAAGATCCAGGGACGCATACCTAGTCGATAGCTAAGTTCCCATTCTCGTCCCATGTAAGAATAGATACCAATGAGGAAGTGGAAAACGACAAGCTGGAATGGACCTCCGTTGTAGAGCCATTCATCAAGTGAATTAGCTTCCCAAATTGGGTAGAAGTGTAGTCCGATGGCATTGCTGCTCGGAACGACGGCTCCCGATATGATGTTGTTTCCATAAAGGAGGGAGCCTGCGACTGGTTCTCTGATTCCATCAATATCTACTGGTGGTGCTGCAACGAATGCAGTGATAAAACAAATGGTTGCTGCCAGAAGTGTCGGGATCATAAGGACACCGAACCAACCAACATACAACCGATTATTAGTGCTGGTTACCCAGCTGCAGAACTCATCCCAATTAGAACGAGACTGCTGTTGAATTAATGCGGTCATGTAAATTAAGTATGTTTAGAACCAACCCACCCACCACAATTAATTACTTTTTCTTGGCAGTCTTAGCTGCACGCTTGAAGTTCTTAGCTGTTGGTGCTCCTTTCGCACCAGGCTTTCTCATTTTTTCTCCACTACCAGCAGCAATACGCTTACGCTTAGCGTGGATGTTTGCATAAAGTCCTTGCTTAGCCATCAGGCACTCCTCTTTTTCTTTTTACGTTTAGCCAGTGGTGTCCCATCCATCTTGGTTTTACCAGGTGGTGTGTAAGGACGACCGCCTTTCTTTGGGTCTTCACCCATTGGCGTCTTCTTCAAGATACCTTTAAGGTATGGATTGAGCTTTGCTTTAAGTTTATCTTTCTTCTTAGGTGTTGACTTACTTGTTCTAGCCATAATTAACATTTCCATTTGCGGAGTGCCAATGCTTTACGGGTTGGCTTGCCGTTAGGTTTTTTCATCGGACCTTTTACACCAGACATACGAGCACAGAAGGACCGCTTACGTGGACCTCCTCCAGGCTGTGGTGCTTGCAGGTTTGAGCCAGTCGCCCTGTTGTACTTACGACGACCCGCAGCAGTCAGACCACCGCTACGGGATTTATGTTTGCCCATCTTCAGGCTTACATTCTTAGACATTAGTAGTTGATATCAGAACGTGATAGTTTCTCAAAGACATCATTACGGTAAGCAGGATCACGGTCATACCTAGGATCACTCATTGCCTCTACGACTTCCGCTTGACTACGGAACACGTCAGCAGGTTGATTAGGCGCACGACCAGTAACCATCTCACCATCAAAACCAACAGCTTTCTCCATCTCTGAACGGAGACCAGACACAGCAAGACGAATGAGTCGTGCATTACCTGATTCCACTAAAGCATCAAAGGCATCGATATCAGCTTGGTCTAGATTCTCACCAGACCACGCCATCAGTTGGTTGTAACCATCTTCACCGCCAGCTGAGTTCTGAATCTGATTCACCTCACTATCAGTTAAGTCAGGTGACTCAGCTTGAGGTAGGTTACCTTGCATCTCAATGTATGCATTAACCAGATCTGTACTAGACATGGAGGTGAACTGTTCCATCACTTCAGGAGTCAGCTCACCTTTCTCTGCATACAACTGTGATGCTTCGTTGATCAGATCAACAGCAGGGTTTGATTCTACTTCTTCTTCGGAGGTTTCTTCTTGCTCCCGCAGGCTCTCATCTTCATTGGTTTCTCCAAGTTTCTTTTGTAGTTCGATGTAAGCTTTCTCAAGCTCTTCTGCATCTTTAAACTTACCAGCATATGCAGCTTCTTGTTCCTTAGCAGCAGCCTCACCAATTGCTAGTGCTTCTTGTTCTGCTTCATTAAATTCAGGCTGATCAGCTGGAGTGGGATCATACGTCAGTGTAGCCATTAACTGTATTTACTTTAAGGTTTCCAAGTCCGACAGTAGTAACCATATTCTTCGGACGATTAGCACCAATCTTAGGCTTAGGTGCATACTTATTTTCAGGCTGGATAGGTTCTTCTACAGTCAGCTCTACCTTTTCATTAGGTGGCTGCTCCACCTTCCGGGTTCGGGTTCGTTTGGCCGACGCCTTGGGTGAATCCATCTATCATCTCCTGTGCTTGTGGATTTTTACTTGGATCTAACATCGGTGCTGATGCAAATTGACCAGCTTGCTTAACCAGCTCTTGCTGAGCTGCCATTTGCTGCTGTTTCTGCATCTCACCTTGGATGTCAGACATACTCTTGACCAGGTTCAACACGTCAATACCCTGTGCGGTAGCCAGACGCTTGATGTATTCATCAGGATTGATAAACCTCTGAATAGCTTCTGGACCCATGGTCTGGGCAATGGTTGTAATGAACTGGATGAGTGATTCCCTATCTTGACCACGACCCAATGCATTGACACCAGCCACGATCTGTGGTCGGACAATACCTTTAGGTAGTTTGGGTAGCTGACCACTGCGTTGCAGTACCATCAGCGTACGATCAAGATATGGTTTAAGGAACTCAACTGTTAGCAGGCTGAACAATCCAGCGAGTTGACTATCGAGTTCGAGTTGTGTGAGACGTACCTCCTCTGCAGTGGTGCGCTCAGACTGTCTGACATTTAGGACCATGAATGCATCAAGGATGCGTTGACCCAGCTGATTAGCCATGTCATATGCAGTCCTGAAGTCAGCAGTCTTACCAACCTGAACAACAGCAATATCATCAGGTCTACCCTGAATGATTGCACCGTTGCCAGCTTGCGCCAGAGTCTGTGGTTTAGTAGTGCTAGATGGTGAGACAAGGAAAACAACCTTAGCGGCTGCTGCAGAGCCTTCTACGAGTGCCTGAGAGAGTGCTTCGAGGGATTTAAGATCTCCTAAAAACTCCTCTACTCTGCCTCTACCGTAGGCTTCACCATCAAAATTATTGAATCTAAGAACCAGCCAAGGTGATGCATTCTTAGGCGATGTACCACGGCTATCAGGTAGCTGCTTATCTTCAGCCTCTTGATACCATGTCCAGCGTCCGTTGCTCTTGTCTAGTTTGACGTGGGTGTACACCTCACAGTCGTCTTCATATGTGTTCGTTCCTGTCTTGGCATTTAGTCCACCACCAGCACTAACCTCATTAGGTTTAGTTTCAGACGGTGTAGAAAGACCAAGTAGTTTACGACTAATAAGTTCCTTCGTGACAATCTCGATGACATTACCGTTGCCATCACGGTCCACTACATAACGATTGAGTGGGTAGTTCTTCAGACCATCTTTACCCATATAGATAAGAGAGTTACCACCTACAACGAGGTGCTTGATAGCCTGGTGAATTACAACACGATCGTTAGATGCATTGATAGAGTCCATGACCATCCTCTCCATCTTGGAAAATGACAGGTCAAGTTCACTACGAATCTGTGGATCTATCTCTTCACCCAGCTTGTCATCTCTGACTTGCAGTTTGAAGAAGCTAGTCTGTGGAGGTAGCAAAGCTAGCATCAACTTAGATGCTAATGTCACTGTTGCTTTGGCTCCAATACTTTGCCAAGGTGTTTTCAGTGGTTTGTGCTGAGAATTATCGTCTTGACGTTTGATTAGGTAAGGCAGCGTTAGCTGAGAACATTCATGAGCGATGTCAAGGAACTGCTGACGTTCACTCTGTAGTTCGTTATATCGTAACCTCGCCTTCATGAGTTCAATCCTCCCTCATTGCCACTGATGTTCAGTGTATTTCGTAGAGAACTAGATGTAACTCTATTCTTTTGTGTAGATGCTTTCTTCTGTGCACCTATTCGCAAGTCCGGCTGCGAGCCAACAGGCTGCGTCTGCTTAGGTGCAGGTGCAGGCTTCGGTGGCGGCGGTGGAGGTGCGGGTGCAGGAGGAAGCGGCGGTGGCTTTGGTGGACGAGGAGGTGTTGGTGCTCCAAAACACATTAATCTTGCTCCATTTGTTGTTTGATCCACTCCACAACATGACGTTGACCAGCTCGATACATGATCTGTTCAATCGGCATGTCAGGAGTAGGGTTAACGGGTGGAAAAGTTTCTTCTAAAGACTCAAGTACCTGCTGTGAATGCAGGCCAACAGTCTCTAGGAGATTAAGCATATTGTGGGAGGTTGACATTAGAATGCTCAAAGAATGCTGGCATCCGAGCAGACTTAGTGGCAGATAGTTCAGGTGCTTTACCTTCATACATCAGCCGGTCACTGGAATCCAACCAAAATTTTTTGTTCAGATATTTATCAGTTGCTGTAGCGGACAGCGGTTGCATCACCCAGTTAATAGTTGCCTTGCGTAGCTTATCCAGGGACTGAGAAGGAACGAGTCCAAGCTCAGCACACACAAGGCTATTAGTCGCCACATGTATTTGTTCATCTCTGCTTATGTCCGCAGAGGTTGTACGCATTGCAGCGTCACCATTAAATCGAAAGAATGGGAGTAGTACGAAGAAAATCGCACGCTCGGCAACCATTGCTTTGAGTACCGTGTGATCTGGATGCGACACCCACGCTTCTCGTAGCGCCATCGCTTCCTTCTCAGCTTTTTCATCAACGCCGTAAGCATCGGCAATGAAACCGAGTGCCAGGTCGTGGTTCTCTTCATCCCGTACATTGTGGATGAGTATCTCTCTTGAGACTTCTGGTATGTCAGTGGATAGAGCATCGGTAATAAAATCTCCGACAGGTAATTCCATATGCCTTAATGCAAGAGCGCGATAGATAGCTTCCTCCGCACCTTCCTTGCAGACACCAGCTGTAGGTTTAACTGGTGTCCATTTGCGCTTACGCGCCATTAGTTTTTGATAAGGGTTCATTCTGCACAGTCACATTCAAGTTCTTTCTCAGGTTCAAGGATGCTGCTCAAGTAATCATCAACGTCAGCTTCATCCAAAGCAGCATACGCATTTGATTTATCTTGAACATCACCCATCACCTGCAAGCTGTAATACAGCGATGTTTGTGGAGACCGTAGCCACTCTTCGATGAACTCATTATCCATGACAGTCATATCAGACCACCAATTAAATGAGTAACCGTGTAGAAGTCCACTGCGTTGGTAGAGTTCCATGATGCCGTCAGCGACAGCTTTATAGTTTTCCCAACCAACTTCACTAGCGATTTCTACATCGCCATAGTCATATGTCTGGACACCAAAGGTGCCGGAGTCACGGTCAACTGTCCGTGCAATAGGTGGTGCAATCTCAGGTGTACAGGTATAACCATCAGAGTCCTTTGAGCGATAGCTACAAGACGCTGTGGGAGCGATTGCAAAGGCTCGCACCATGTTGTAACGACGAGCAATACCTGCAGCATCCTGGATGCCCTGGTTAATTTTCTTCACCAAGGTATAAGCAACTGTTGCTTTCTCTACTCCTGCCAAGAACTGCTTAAGTGCTCGTCCAAACTGTTCGTATGTGACACCGTACTTTCGCAAGAGGTTTGCGAGACCCAACACTCCAAGTCCAACTTGTCGATCCTCGGTAGGACTGAGGTATTCTCCAGTCTCTCCAACACCTGTTTCTGCATGGAGTTCACAAAGTTCTGACATCCCTTGCATGAAAGCAGTAGGGATTTCATCGAATGAACATGCTCCAAGGCTAACGTGCTGTAGCAGACAGGTCCCTCGGGATGGCAAGTACACTTCAAGGCATACATTTCCACGGATTCTTTTGTTTCCTTCATACTTAACTTTGTTCAGCCAGATATCACCAGCTTTGATAGCTTTCAGTAATTTTTGTCTCGTGATGATGTCCATATCATCCCACCACTCTTGAGTGATATTCACACAACGCTTTACCCATGGGAGCACTTCTCGCGGAGCGGTAATGAACTCATCAATATCCGGATGCGACGCGTCCAGATGGAGCACTATCGCACCGTTCTTGTACTTGCCTCCTCTTCGGAGAGTTTCGTTAAGAGCTGATAGGATTCTCCCAAATGAAACAGGACCAGACGCAACGACACCTGATGGTCTCTCGTATCCCTTGGGATCGAGTCGCGATAGATGTACTGCAACTCCTGCACCATTTCGGAGAGCATGGGAAGCAAATCGCCAACTGGCTTCGATTCCATTTGGTCCCTCCATTTCATTGTCACACACAAATACCGTGCACGACACGGGTAAACGTCCAGTCGGATCATCAATCCAACTTTGTACACGTCCAGTTCTAGAAATTAGTTCTCTCATTCGACCAAGTCTTTCAAATTAGGTGGTTGATAGTTCGGTCCTTTCAAGACCTTTCCATCCTTGCGGCGGATGGGTGTTCCGTCTAAGCCAAGCTTCGACATGTTTGATTTATGAACACGATCCATGGCTTCCTCAAGATCCCATTCCATGTTCTCTGCATATTGGAAGCAGACATATACAAGGTCCGCTAGTTCTTTTAGTTCTTGCTCGTAACCTTCATTACCTCGTGCATAACAAAGTTCGCTGTACTCTTCAGCGATCAAATCCAGTTGCATAGTCCGGTTCTCCGTCGAGTTCTGGATTCCATAGGCTGATCGGAACTGTATTGCTTGGTCGCTTAGACTCATCTTCTGACAGTGTGTGGTGTAATTCATTCTCAAGGTAGTGGATAGCCTTTTTAAGGTCCTCAATCTCTGAGTGAGGACTTTTGAAACCGGCTCTGCAAATATATTTAATAGCATTGCCGCGGAAGTAATTTAGTCCTTGGTCTCTAATGAAGTCCCAGACTTCGATAGATCCTCGGGTGTAGTGGGATGGATTGTCCATGCTTTGAGTAGTTGACCAATGTTGTTGGTCAAGATAAAGTTGGTCTTTTGTAGATCTAAAAATAAGGGAATGATATCAGCTTTAGTTGTGACATCACGTTCAAGTAAGTCAGCAATTCGCCTTAGCTTAAATTGTTGTTCTATTGAAATTTCAGTCGTAGGCATCGGTGGGAGACCATAAGATAGGTCCATTGTTGTAGTCCTCAACAGTTAAGATCTTTGCAAGTCGTGCATTCTTCAAAGCATCCTCTTCTGTGAGACCTTTTTGAATAAATGCGTCCAAAACGCTATTCCAAGTGTATCCGTTTTCGCCAAAAAATTTTGCGCTAGTTTTTACACCGAACCCTGGTGCACCGGAATAACCGTCAGTTTGGTCGCCTGATAGTGTTTGAATCAAGAACCATTGCCAGCCGTCTTGTTTGGTGATTGTGAACATTTTGTCCAGATTGAACAGCTTGCCTGGTATCTGTTTCATGTCCTTGTCTGGCGAGCAGATAATGCAGTCATCATTCGATGTTGCATAAACACCCATGGCGTCATCTGCTTCTAGCTCAGGCATGATGATTACTTTATAGTCATCGTGGAGCTTGTTAATTACTCGCTTGTAACCACAGGGTTTCTTGCGGTTGCGGTGACCTTTGTACGCTGGGTCAACACGTTTCCTAAAGTTAATAGAATCACTAAAGAAAAGAACGACATCAGCATCAAAGAAACCGGATTTAATACGATTGATATCTTTAATAGTGTTGGCATACGCCTCGCTGAATTTAGATCCGACAACAATTACATCATTGCCGTAGTCAATATCAAACTCTGCAGCAGCACAGCTTTTGTAAACAATATAGTCAGCGTCGATCAGGAGTTTAGTCATCCTTGTCCTCGCTTTAGTTTCCTCCCGTGCGATGGTTTGCTACTGCGTCCATTGCCTTGACGAGATTTCTTAGCAGGTTTTGCAACCTTAACGTTTGTCTTTCCGTATAGCATTAGTGGGTTTCACTCCAGTTTTTTCCAGTGGTGGCTTCTGCATCAATCCTGCAGCGGATGTTGTAGTACTCTCCAGCTTTTGTAGCTGCAAGTACCAAGGATGAACATAAGTCTTGTGCATGATTTGGATCAACCTCGAACTGCAATTCATCGTGCACGAATGCAAGCTGTGAGCAGCACAGGTTTAGTTGTTTAATGTGATTGTTATTGATGACCATCCACCGCTTTGCGACGACACCGGCTCCTGACTGGAGCAGGAAGTTCAGCGCTTTATGCGGCGAATCCAACGCAATTTTTCGACCATCGATGCTTTTGATAAATCCACGCTCCGCAGCTTTTTTAACTGCATCGAGGAGATCACTGAGTCCATCAATTGCGTCAACATACGCGGCACGAATCTCTTTTCCTTTCTTCTTCGCTTTCGCGGAAGATAGCTGTTTGTCATAACTGTGTCCGATCTTTTCATCGCCAGCTCCATACAGAAAGGCGTATGAAATTGTCTTAATTTGTGATCTTGTGACGCCTACTTTATCAGCATTGACTTGATGAATGTCTCCGTTGAGGAGGATGTCCGCATACCTTCCGGAGTCCCACCTAGCAAGATAATGAGATAACATCCTAAGCTCAATGCCAGATAGGTCAGCGCCACACATGACCAAGCCTTTTGACGGAATGAATAGTTGTCTGAATCTTTCATCTGAAGGTACTTGCGCCAAGTTTGGGTTTCGATGGGCGCATCTGTGTGTGCTCGTGCTAACACTGCAGTGATGATGTATCCGGTCATTCGTACTCAGCTTCAGCCAGGCGTTCGTGCCGTTCGAGAGCATCCCAAGCATTTTCGTTACCGTCAAACATCTCGCAAACTGCATACTGATCTCTGATCCAATCTCGGTCAGAATAACTTCGTCTACGACTGGCTTCCCAGTAGTTGTCATCTGGGTCGGAGTCCAACCATAGTGTGTTGTTAATATCCATGCGATGTGATCTCTCGAAGTACAATTAAGGTCTTTCAGTCGAGTAAAGGGTGCACCCTCCGCATATCCTTGCGTCCGATTATTTCGGCGCGGAGTGAATTCTGCTCCTCCGACGTAAGGGTGTCTCCGTCGTAGTGCCTCTTCAATCTCTCGAAGCTCTTGTGAGAGAGAAGATGTAAGTTTCCATGCAGCAGCTTCGTCAAATCTCCATCCATGAATCTCCTGTTCAGTAAGTAATTGTTGTACCTGGTGCTCTAACGAGACCCACTCAGGTAAGGTTGAAAGTGTTTCCAAAGTTTGGTGGTAACGTGAACATCTTGTATGCAATAATCTTCCATTTCTTGGCTCCAATTTTGCCAATCAGTGCTTTTGCCGAATGAACCTTTAAATTCACCTAGTCTGTATCCGTATGATTCAAGTGAGTGTCTGCCATATAGTTGTGGTGGCATATGCTTCCAGTTATGTTTCTTGTCTAGCTTCATCATGTCGGCGTGGTAAAGCCTAGACAGTAAAAGAGTGTCAATGACAGTCCCAGGAGAAATAAACCAAGGGAATAGTTTCCGAAGAACAGGAATGTCATACCCAATGATGTGGTGACCAATGATGCAATCAGCATCCGCAAGTCGTTGTATCCCACGTACAACAGGTTCTTCATTGCCCGTGTCGTTATATGAGAAAGTTTCTTCTGTATCGATGTCATAAATAGCAAGGCAGTGGATGGTAGAAACATCTTTTAGTAATCCATCAGTTTCAAGGTCAAAAATTAGGCTCACTTCTGTTTCCATACGTAGGTCTTATCCACGAATTGAGCACGTTTAATTGCCTCTTCCGTAGGTGGGTTTGGTCGAGCGAGTTTCTCTTCAAAAGAGTCGTAATCAAAAATCTGTTGTCGGGTCGAATTCCTTTTCACCTTCTGTTTCCTCAAATTTGCAGTTTTCTAAGTTATACGCGAGTGTACAAGCTACACCAGTTTCGCCAGAATAACGATTTTTAAGGACTCTAACAGTCGTAATACCTCCATCTTTTCCGGATTGCTGATCTCTCTCCAATCCAATGACCGAGTCGCTGAGTTGAGCGATTGCAGCAGATCCGCGCAATTGTCCGAGCGTGACTCTTGCTCCCTCTTCATGATTTTTATCTCCAATAGATCGCCTCAGATGTGAGACGAGAAATAGTGAAATGCCTGTTCGTTCTACCAATGACCTGAGCTTAGTCATGGTCGTATCGATCATTCGTCGTTCGTCTCCGTCCAGTCCACTGAGGAGGATGGAGAGGTGGTCGAGGAAGATGATCTTGCAGTCGAGACCCGATGCCAGATACTCAATCCGATTATAGATAACATCAGGGTCATAGGAGCCGAAACCATCAAACAAATAGAGGCTCCAATTAGCCAGTGTCTTATCGAACGCAGACGTGAGTTCTTCATGGGTATGTTCTCCAAGGTGCAGTGACTTACCCACCGCAGCTGACATCAATCCAAGAGCGGTTCTACGATTGGACTCTTCGAGAGCCAAGTAACCAACCCGTTCTCCTTTTTGTAGTAACTGAGTTGCAATGTCCCGACAGAAGCTGGATTTGCCAATGCCACTGCCAGCAGTGATCGTTGTAAGTTCTCCGTATCGAATACCGTGTAATTTGACGTTAAGTCCTGGAAAGGGATAGTCATGATCCGATGGTGTTTGTGGTGTAGTAACTAATTCAAGTAAACTCTTGCCTTCAACAATGCCGTCTGGTCGATATGATTGTTTCGCCCAGAATGCATCATCAATTGCCTTACGATCGTTCGCTTGCCATGCGTCTGAGAGGTCCTTGTAAGCCTCTAGGCGGGCGATGAAAACCTTGCCAGGAGGTAACACACCAGCAGCAGCTTTTGCAGCCTCCTGACCTGGTTCATCATTATCGAACCAAAGGACAATCTCTTCATATCCTTGCAAGAATTCGAAGTTTTTTTGTACTGATTTCTTTGCTCCTGCTGCTCCTGTCGGAAGTGAGACAACGTCCCATCCCGGCATGTACTCATAATACGTTGCAGCATCAAGCTCTCCCTCAGTAATGATAATTCGCTTACCATAACCTTTCCATAAGTGTTGACCAAAGAAAGATCCGTCCGACTCACCTTCGTAGGAGAAGTCCTTACTAGCTGTGCGAATCTTCGCGCCGATAGGTAAGCCATTGGAATTATGATAATAGAATCTTAGTTTGTCTCCATCCCTGTAAATCTTATACTTTTCACAGGTCTTCTCGGAGATATTACGTTTGTGCAGCCGTCCGGCTGACCCTATGTAACTCATCCTGAAATGATGATTGTGAACAACAACAGGTTGTTCGTCTCCAATTGTATGGGTGTGACACACAAAGCAATAAGTGTGACCATCTGTATAGACAGCTTTACCATCTGATGAGCCACACTCTGTACATGCGTCGTGTCTTATGAATTCAGACGAGCCATTCAACTGGGATTGTTGTGAAGCTTGTCCAGGGTATATCATGTTTATCGCACCATTGTGCGTATGTAGTCTTTGATTTCTTTGAGATCTTATTGTAAGGAGTCTGGAAGACCATACGAATATCAAGCTCAGGATTCTGTTGCTTTACAGCTTTGATCTTGCGCCTGTCCTCGGGATCCCAATAACCCTTACATTCTAGAAATATACCATTTGGCAATAAAAAGTCAGGTGTGTAGTTGTGTTGAATCTGGTACGGGACCTTTGTTGATTCATACTCATACTTCACACCCAAGTTAATCATAAGATCAGCGACTCTTTCTTCAAGTCCTGATCTGAATGCCATTACCAAATACCGGGAATGATCTGTCCTGTCAATGCGTATGCACCAAGTGCAGCGATGACACCCATCATTGCCAGGCGTCCGTTCAAGCGTTCCGCACGCTCATTGTGAGTTTCATGTACTTCCATAATCTCCATTGGTGGTTCTTTTGCAAAAAGGTTCTGGCGTCCGCCATCTTCAGTTGTGACTGTCATCTAGAAGTCAACCTCGTCTTCATCAGGACTGACCGTGACGTTAGGTTCATTGGCTTTGAACCCTTGCGTATTACCAAAGAGAGCAGCTACGTCATCAGTGCTCATGTCTCCTGTGTCAACTCCTGCTTCAAAGTTGAGAGAGACAATCTGCACACCAACGCATTTAAGCGAAGTACCATAAGTAACACCATCCTTAAGAATGTATGGCTTCTGATAGAACGCGACCTTGACCCTTGATCCAGAATATAGAGGTGTTGATTCGTCTGTAATTGGAGTTCCTTCAGTGTCAACCACAGGTGGCTTGTTGTCTTCATTCCATGAGAACTTGACCTTATATGCTCCATCAGCTACCTCCTCCCATGGTTCAGGCTTCAGCACAGAACGCTTGGGATTTTTAAGTTTACTCTCGCACCACTTAAGTGTTTCGATGCGGTCTTCTTCAAGTTGATCGACCATATCCTGATCGACAACAGTTGCAAGTGAATAGCCATACTTGCTTGGCTTCAATACTGCCTGGAATCCTTCAAGGACTACAGGCTCTTTGGTGACAATAGTGTTTCGTGCCATTAACAGAAAAAATATGTAGATTCAATCACCGACTCTGGTTTCAGATCATCGATAATCGGCGGTTTAGTTTCAGCACCTATTTGTTCAGCCCACTCTTCCAAGTAGGAACGTTCAGCGAAGAGGTGCATATATACCTCGCGAACGATGGATGATAAAGAAGACATGTCAGTAGCACGACATAGAACCGAGTCATGTATGAGTGAAATCGGAGCGTCGAAGCGTAGTGCAGATAGGTGAAGTAGAGATGCATCAAGCGAGTGGATTAAGTTAGGAGCAGTAGCGTTCCTGTGGTGGTTTATATCTACCTTGTCGCTGTCTTTTGTTCCTACACGGATGTTAACCACGCTGCCTAGCAGCTGCAGTTGTACACGCTTCCACAATTTCTTGTTTAGTTTCTGAACGACAACAAAGCCTGATGGTGTGACCCACTCAAGCTCTGTCGCTCCTCTCTTGATTGCTTTAGCAACCTCACTCTCTATCCATTTCATGGCAGCCATAGGACCTGGGACAACCCTGTCCATGGCGTCTCTGACAGCCTTCACAGTTGCAGTTAAGTCATCCTTATCAACCTCTACACCTTTCTCCTTTAGTGCATCACGAATGTATCCACGGTTGGAATGGGGTTTAGCGTTATAAGGAACAGTCATTACGACTCGTTTAACTGTTTTCCTGTCCATGTATGGTTGTACACATTCGGGTACATCGGGACAGGCGGCTTTTGCAACGACGGCATAGGCGTCCTGTGGCCGACTGGACGGCAGGACATTGACGAGTCTCGCAGTGCTTGCGTCACGGCAGAGTCCGGCAAGGATTTGTAACCCTGAGCAGGTAGCGTCAACCGCAACTGGCAAGCTAGTAAAAGTTCGATCACAAGTAATTACACAGTGGTGGTATTCATCACACGCAGCAAGAAATTGCCACGGTTCTTCTACACCTTCCCAAAGATGTAGGTTTCCAATAGGGTCTAGTGCGACAGCAGATATCACCTCATCGTTCTCAGCTACCCATTGCATACGTTCATGCATAGGTGCTTTATCTAGACCGTAGCTAGTAGCTACCTGGAAAGCTAACCACTCTTCAGCTTCAGGTGTCATGTATGACTCCTCACTAAACTTCAGCAATGACTTACCGAAGTCAGTGTCTTGAGGAGTTAAGAAAGCAGGGATTGGATAAGCTCTTCCGCGATAGTCAAAAGACCAAGGAATGAAGAACTCTTTCTTATCCTTGAATAACTTAGCTGCTTCCATCGTCATGCGTGTTCGACATGACTTCTTGAATGATGCAGCATTGAGGTTCATTACCTCTGCTGCTCTCCTCCTGTAGTCTTTGCGTGATTCTTTGTTGTCCGCAATATCTACAGGCTTAGGTGGAAGTGGATGTTCCACGATAGGGATGAACTTACCAACCTCATATCCACGTTCAAAGAGTTGCTCAGCAACATTCATGATAAATGGATTGAGTCGATAACCTACCTTTTGAATCTTATTTAGAAACTGGTAGGGTACTTCTCCCTGTATACGTACCTGACCACGCCGAATCATGTCGTGGCCTCGCATTACCTCATTCAAGAGGTAACCACCTTGCCGACCTTCTGACCAATCATTAGGTTCAACCAGCATGGGATAAGCAATAGGACTAAATAGCTCAGCTGTTGCCATCACCTCGTCCTTGATAGCCATGAACTCAGGTGTAGGTACAACGAAGTTGTCTGTCTTTTTCCCGACTCTAATTGTCTCAATCTCGAACCAGTTACTTGATTCCGTGATGCAATCAAGCAGCCAAGCACCGAGCTTCACGCGATTAGGTCTTTGCCATGTTGTCCACTGAGGTATATCATAACGCTGAATAAGCGTGCGAACGATGACAAACTTCTGGTTTGTGCCAGTGGTGTTGTGCCAATAGTTCTTCTTGATTGTCTCTAGCAAACCAGGACAGACGTTCTCGTAATGCTGCATCTGTGCTTCTTGCTCGACAGCTGTGCCGATTGCATCGCACACATTAACAAGTTGGTTGGCTTTATCTTTGTAGCTGAACACCTTATCGAAGGTGATCTTCAATGCAATAGCAGCAGCTGCACCTGGCTCAATGGGATCTAGAAACTGATGGATCTCTTTGAATGATTTACCAATGCATCCTTTTCTGATTCGGAGCTTGGTGTCTTCAATATGTTTGGTAACAAGAGGCAGAAGAGTAGAAATACTGCTGCACCCATATACGCTAGCGGATGCATAAGACTTATCTTCGAGATCTTTTGTGTTCTTGCGTAGACGCTCAAGTCCGAGTCGGATTGCATCTCTTTCAAATTGAACTTGTTCATGTATTTGTGCAGGTGTTGCCAATAAGAATTCCTCGCTAGAACCGGTTATTAGAACTATACGTTAGCGAACAGGTTGGTATGACTGACGCGGAAGGTATTTATCCTCCTGGTATACGTCAGCGTTCAGATTCCTCGCATGAACCTGAAACTAGCGCGTCTACCAATTCCGCCACATCCGCGTGTGGATTCCAGCGATGAGACTCGCTTGGAATACGGCTTACTGCCGACAGGAAAAGGTTATCACGCCTACCGTTAGTCGCGCTCAGATAGCAGCCATCGCGTCCGTGAGTGCTGCATCTGTAGCCTTTGCATATCGTAATGTTGTCTCGATACGCTTGTGTCCGCACAGAGCCATGATGGATCTGATTGGGACGCCAGCTTCAGCGAGCCATGTCGCGTAACTGTGTCGTAGTGTGTGAAAGACATAAGAATCCTCCTTTGGGATAAGACGGTTGACTTTCTTGAATGCACGCAATAATTGATCCTTATCACGCCATTCTTCTCCGAACAAATGTATATCGGAGCGCGATGATTGTGAACAACGAGATGTAACTATGTCCATGATTTTGTCATGGATAGGTATAGCTCGCCAGTTCTTTGCCTTGGTCAATTGTGTTGGTACACCACCGACATGGATCTTGTTGCTCACAAGGTCAATGTCTTTCTTTCTGATCTTTAAGATCTCACCCTGCCTCATGCCTGTGTAGGCACCAAACAGAATGATGTCCCTTAGATCATCACGCATGAATACATCAGTGGACAGAAGACACAATTGGTCTACCTCGTCCTTGGTGTACCACAACACTCGACCTTCAGATTCAGTACGACGCCTGAACTTAGGAGCAGCATCAATCAATCCATCGAATGCAAGATGGTTGAGCACTGTGCTGATAGCTGAGACAACTCTGTTGATAGTTGCATCAGACTTTCCTTCATCCTCAAGCTCGATACAAACCCCTGAGACGATAACCTGAGATAGTTTCTTAATTGGAAAGCTTCCGCCTCTAAGTCGAGTGAAATGATTGCAATTGATTCTTGATGTCTCTGCTCCATTACCATGTCTCCATGAGTGGCGTGTTTTGAATGTGTAATCCACGGCGTGTTGCCATGTTCTGATCTCATCCATAGATGGTGGATTTAATGAGGTGGACAAGTTGCTCACCTTTAGGTGTCAGCCTGCACATGTGCCTGCGTGCATTGCCTGGATCGGTGTACTTCTCAATAAGACCAAGACCCTGGGTGATAACACCTTTACGTCCATAGCCGTCATTAAGTAAGTCAATCATCCGAGAACAACTAGCAGTAGTCAGGTTCTGATCCTCTTCTATCGCTTGTTTATGGCACGGGTTGTGTGAGGCGACATATAGGAGGACAGTCACTGCCTGTGCAGGTATCTCCCTGTGCATGAGGCGCAGGGTTTCCCAACCAGTGAGCAGGAGGTTAAGCCTGCTATCTGTCTCCAGTCTTTTGAGCGGATCCATGAAGTAAGCTTACCTCCACGATTATCATACCGCAGTGGACATGCAAGTTAAAGTAGCACTTCTTACAAGTTCTTGATATCCAAATGTCAAATCTGGAAACGTCGTTGAATCCAAAGTAGAAATCCATTGCTCCATCAGATCGTCACCAGTCTGTCCAGTCTGATACTGCACGACAGTATCGGCCGATACAGGATCACCATATGCAAGAAGGTTGCTGTACTCCTCTTGCGTCAACTGTTCAATCATCATCTGTGTCATCTTTAAGTTTGATAAGGTGTACGGATTCGTGATTCACTACGGTGACTTCATGCTCACCATCGAGCACGTAATTAAGTAGTCGTTTCTGCGCAGCATGAGCACGCTGATACACATGCTCAGTAACTTCTCCTGTGTCCTTGCGTTGCGCTCGGATGATGCACTCAACTGATGCAGGCATCTCCCACTGACACAAGCGCCATGCATAAAACTCTTCGAAAGTTATTGATTCAAAAGCTTCATCAGGTGCAGCTGCAATAGCATCAAAATTATTTGGGTAATACTTACCACTCATCACACATCCTCACATCCGTTAGTGTACAATTACGTTGGTTGGATAGCTCCATTGCTTGCCATGCGGCACGTTCAACATCAGGAGCTAGAACATACTCAACACGTACATTCCCAACGTCATCTTTCATTCTGACTTCATATTCGTCATACCTCTGTTGTCCGAGCAATGCCATACTTTCGCTTGAATAATTGTTGATTCAGGTGTCCCTGTGGTGATGATTGTGAACACTAATTGATACGTGTCCACGATTTATCGCTGTTTGCATTATATACATAGCCATCATCATCTACCTTAAAGATACACTCCCACCTACCAATAGGTAGGCTACATTGTGCACCAAGCAATGATGTATTGTAGACATACAAAATGCGATGGTAACTATCTGCGTCCTTGAAGCAATACTTCATCGTTTGTAGTAACGTGAGCTGATACGATTCGCACGCTGATAGATAACAGCCGTGCTAAATAGACCTACCATCCCTACAATTGCAAGGATGATAGTTGATTCATTCCACATCATCA